CATCACAGTTGACAATTGATTAGTAGGAATAATTGTTCCTCCTGCCCCTATATCAATCCAATTTAATGGAGAGACAAAGGGAATGCATAAGCAACATCCTTGACTAGTTCCTGCATCCAAGTCTTCACTCAGACGCTGAGAATAGTTGATCAATTGAGTGTCTCCACCTATAGTAATATATTCTCCACTCTGTCCATAATATTTGTGACTCACAAGCATTTTTCCTAAGTGGAATTTAGTTCCTTTAATGAAGAATTCCAATTCAAGACTAAATTTAACAAGCTTATAATTTGCTAACTTTCTTCGCACCAAAGTATTAGAAAGAAATGCAGTGTAAGGATATAGTATTTGACTAAAATCCGTTCCTACATTCCAAAGAACTGAATAAATCTTGATTGGACGTTCGAGAAATGCTGATAAATCAGCATCCTCAGAAATTCCCTCGTCAAAGACGTCGGCAGCCGCAGCTACCGAAGGTGTCATTGCCATAAGGGATTCGAAATCTTCTGAGATTGGTCCAGACATAGCCTGGAAGGACTCGTTGTCCTTAATTGTTGATTGTTGTGCGGTTTCTACTTCCCCCCCCGCACGGGTTGAATATGGACCTGTGGCGCCATAAGTTTCCTTTAAATTTGTTTGTTTGGAAATCAATGTTGTACAAGAACTAAGCTGATTAGGCTGTTGTTCAGGCGCCAGTGTGTCAGTAGGCGTACTGGTTGGGGGTTTTTCTTTAATTGCTAGTTCAACCCCAACATGTTGATCAAGCAATATATTGTGGTAAGAAAGATCAAATAATTCTGCTTCTTCTGATGCAGAATAATCTAATTCTAACTCACCTAATACCCATTTAAGGGTTTGTTCATGAGAAAGGGAGTAGTATGGATGCTTAAGAAAACATGAAACCATTTCATCTGTTTTATAAACATTATCACAAATAGAAGTATATTTGTCAAATACTTCCTTCCCATGTATGCTCCATTCTCGCCGAGCATTTAAATAACTTTGAGCAACTTGCTGCTCCTCACTAATATTACCTTTCACCGTAATATATCTCAAACTCTTAAAAATACTCTCAAGAGCTAAAGGAGCTAGGATTTTATTTCCTTCTTCAATAAATTTTCTCTTTAAAAACACAATCTCTTCAATATGTTTGAAGCCACCTGTATTTTCAGTCTTATCTCCAGAAGTACATCTAATTCCTATAGAAGCTAATTTTTCAATAATGGCTTTTACAGTAAAGAACTGAGCTGAGGTTCCATTAACATTATCATCCCCTAACGTCATTAAGGCAACAAATAGTTTAAAGTCCTCAGGCTTTCCTCCTAACATGAAAAAAGCCAACCTCATATAAATAGAATTAACAATAGAATTGATAATCACTGTTAGTGGATGTCCCGAAGGATGACTACCATACAGTCTCATCATATCTCCATTAAAATTAATTATTGGATTAGCCGTATCACATGCTATTCCTAGTTGGATAAGCAAGTCTTCAACTGAAAAATTTTTAGTTGCTTCACAAAGCATATATAATATCTGAAAAGCTATTATAATAACTTTGGCTCTCATGCCTTTATCGTATTCAACATAATCCATATCTCCTAGATTCTCAATGCCAAATTGTGTGATAAAATCATATATTTTCATCCAGTCTGTTGAATAGGGATTCATACCTACAGCACATTCTGTGAGAATGTTATGTTGCATGATTGCAGAAGCTAATGATAAGAATTGTTGTCGGATAACAATTGCATAATCAACTCCACAACCAGAAAACATTCTTACCTTTCCTTTATGAAATTTTTCTTCAGAGATAGCTTCATCTTTTAGACAGGCTTGGTATACTACTCCTGCCCTTCGTTTCTCAACATAAGAGCTTTTAATATAGTCAACCTTATCTAATATTTCCTGTTTGGGATATAAACGACCATCAGGTAACTCATCAAAGTACTGCCGTTTTATTCCAGGAAAATGAAAACCTCCAGAAGTATTCATTGGAAGTCTGTTAGCAAAAGAATCATTTGGTATTCCATTTACAGCTTCAATAATAGAAACTGGCCTAACATTTTCTAGCCAAGAAGTATCCTTTAATAAATCAGCAGCATATGCGTTAGCACATCGCTCCAACATTAAACTAGGAATATTCCATGACTGAGATAGTTGTGCCTGAAGGTTTACTACCCATGGATTAATCCACTCACCATCAACAATTGTTGCTTTCATCATTGGAGCAACATATGTTTTAGTGAGATGTAATTCTTCTAGAGCTGTAAAGAATTTTCCTTTACGAGTTCTTGAAATCATGGAAGATCTAACACCAAATGAACCTATTGTTTGAGCATAACCCCCTTTAGGGACATATCTCAGACAGCTCATTGTACTAAATTCTTTCATAGGACTCTTTCCACGAGAACCTGCAGCATAATATTCACCATCTTCAATGGAGAAAGAAGTTCTTTCTCCAAATACATGTTTGGACATTGGCGCTGCCAGGAAATCATTTTGTCGCCCAGCGACAAGAAAACCTTGAATGAACCATCCTCCTTTAACATCATCAAATCCAAGGATCAAAGAACCACAGTCACCAAATGAAATTGGTCTATCAGTTCTTGTTCCTTTGAGAAAGACATCTTCTACACTTGGAGAACCCTCATGACCAGGATATTTAAACTTTTTATAGTCAACTAAAAATCCTTGTCCTAAGTTTCTCTTATAGGAAATTCCAGGTACTATCTCTAGTATCTTAACTTTCCTAAGGACGGTATCAATTGTATCAGGAAAATATTTTTCTATATTTTTCCTGGGAAACAAATCAGGGCATGTTATTCTAACGATATCATGACCTAATTCTGTAACCTGCTCTTTATAAACAATAAATCTCATTGCGTCGCCTACATCGACTTCGCAAACTTTTTCACTATATTGAGCTGCACAATTGACGGGACCTTCAAAGGCCCCTAAAGAATGTCTGACAGTTATAAAGGAACCATCACCTAGATCTAATGCATGAACAGATGTTTTGTTGCATGTAAATCTGAAAATATTGCCTTTAAGACTTCTTTCCATTTCTGATAATGGAGAAGTTACACCACCTGTGTGAGGAACAACAGCTTGGGAAGCCCAGATGTT